CATGGATCTACTTGCTCTCTCCATTCACGTGCTTCTTTAGTTCGGCCTTCTAGCATAACTCTGTCCCAGCCGAATACTGCGGCTACAGCATCTTTTAATGTATTAGCAAAACTTTCACGACGAAAGCCGTGTACGTTAACTAGATAGTCAGCAATGGTATCTTTACCACTGCCAATAAAACCACATACGCCAATAATCATTTTAATGTCTCCTCTAACCAAACTTTACATTCAGGCCATTGTCTGTATATATGTGCAAGGCCGCCTGCACGATACCATTCGTCGCAGTTACTTGTTCTGTCATCTATTAGAACATCGCCAGGTTTACAATGACGCCATTTGTCGTAACTGAATGGTCCAAAGAATACTGTAATATCGGGGTAGCGTTCATGTGCCCACCATACTTTATCATTGGCGGCAAAGGGCATTGTGTAATCATGCGGTAATGCTGTTAAAAAGAATAAACCACAACCTGTTCTATCTCTATAATCTCGGCACCATTGTACTAGTTCATCTGCGCCTGGCTTTTTAGGAAGGTTGCGATAGAATCGTTGTTTTGTTTGAAGTTTTTTCCAGTCACTGTCTGGAATACGTTCGCCATAATTCCAGTCACGCTTGACCATTTCTCTAGCAGTCTTCATCCAGTCTGCTACTACATCATCCATGTCTAAATATATATTCATAGTGCTAGTATATAGCAAACAAATCTATTTGTCAACGGTATTTTACTTTTTAGGAGTGGGATTTTCGCCAGTTAATTTTGGTCTAGCAAACCATAACTTAAACCATTCGTCTGTGCCTGGGCGAATATTGTTTTTACGCATATACTCACCTTTATCCGTGCCAATCTCTCCGGTGATAGGACTGTCTGCATTTTTATCAATGCCGGCAAGTTTACGTAATTTATCTTTATCCAATTATAAATCCTAAAGGGTCGCTGCCGTCTGCATATAGTTTTAAGTCTTCTTCCAGCTTTTCCATGTCAGCGGCTGCTTCTGATTTCAGGTTGTCGCCATTTAAACTTGTACCGCCTTGTGGGCCAGCAATGGTGCTAAACTTACTACGTGCTTCACCCAGGATAAACTTGGCCTGTGCCATGGCATAGTCCTTGATCCAGGGACCGCAGTAAACGTCATTTAATAAATCGTCGTCTGCTTTTTCAACAAAAGCCCAGATATATATTTCGTCATCTGCTCTAAACTTACGATGAATCATTAGCTTATGATCTGCTAAGTTCCAAGTAAAGGTACAATAAGCACCAAACATACGTGCCAACAATTCTCTGCGATCTGCATACAGTTCATAGTTTAACAGTCCCGAGAAGTTTGTGTTACTTTGCATTAGCATATTACTCAAGTACATTGTGTTGAACGGTTCAAAATCAACACCAGTACTGCTAATGCCCATAGCACCTGTGTGACGCAAAAATACATCACGAACATTGACTACTTGCAAGGGCAGTTGATATTCTTGTTGTTCCATGTAAATGTTTAGTTTAAGGAACTTTTCAATAACAGATCTACTACCACGTTGACGATATTTACGCAGGGCTTTATTGATAGCAAGTTCGTAGTGTGCTGAATCCAGTTCTACATCTACCATGCCGCCGCCTAGGCGTAATTCTATTTCACTGATTAATTCGTCTTTGACGCTCATAAGAAAATCTCCCGTTATGTGTATTTAGCGGGAGATTTAGGTTCATCGATTAATCGAAATATTAAATGCAGAGTTATACGGAACTAGAGTTTTACCGTAGGGCATCATGAATATAAAATCATTTAACCATCCCAAATCACTGCTGGAACTATTATAAATTACTTTATATGTACCATCTGCAATATTGTATTTTCGGACTTCATTTCTATATGCATCCCAGGCTTTATTAGCTGCCAAATACAAATACCCATCCAAAAATACAATGTCATTAAAGTGATAATGCCTAGCATCTGATGGATTAACTGTATCTAGTTTTGTTATCACAGTTAGGAATTTACCTTTTCCATCACCCTTTAATAGATATCCAGGATACCAATCTCCATTTCCTAAATATAAATCTAGCTTTCCATCGCCATCAATGTCCAATAGCTCTAAACTAAAATATGAATAACCATTAATGTCTGCTTGCGGGAACACAAATTTTGAATCGTAGATTGGAGTAAAGTTGCCTTTGCCATCCCCTTTAAGAATAACTAAACTCGACTTTCCGATGCGAGGAAGATTGAAGTCACTAGTGATAATATCAATATTACCGTCGCCATCAATGTCTCCTGCGGTAGATCCGTGGCAATAACAAACAATAGGCATGGCAATATTTTTATATGTCCCGTCTGGTTGACTCAACAACATTCTAGGTGATTCGCCTTCCCATTTTGTCCAATCTGGATTTTGTTCTGAACCGTGACATGACGCATATACATCTGGCTTGCCATCATTGTTAAAATCAGCAACAAGCACCTTTCTTGGTGCCATACAACCTGTTCTGTCTTTTAACAGTTTAGCAGTAACATCTACAGGCTCTCCATTGACATATTGATAAAAATACACACTTCCAGCTCTCCAAGGTAAAGAACGATCTGTCCAATTCCAGTTGGTAAATGTTACTAAAGATATGTTCCCATCTTGTAAAAAATCTCCGTAAGCAATTCCAGCAAATGCATCTTCTCTGTATGTATTTGTAATTGAATAAGAAGGAATTTTTTGTGAAGGAATGTTCAAATTCTTAGCATTTAGATATGATGTTTTTTGAACAGATATTGGTTGTTTTACTGCTGGTTCACTGGATTTAACCGATAGTACTGTTCCGACATTAACAACAACGTCATAATAAACAAATCCATATGCATTTACATTTGGGATAGTTAACTGATTCTTATAAGGATCATATGAATCGAATGTTATACTAGGTTTAGGAACGTATTTAGAATCTTGATTAGATCCGCCTACAGTTAGAATGGGCCCGACTGTAATAACAACATCTCGATAAAGTATATTACCCACTATTACTGCAGGAATAGTTAATTGATTATTTACATTATTGTATGTGTCTGTGGCATGTACTGCCGGAGATATAAAAGTTAATAATGATAAAAACAATTCAGTAATATATTTCATAATATCTTCAATTCTTTTTTAACAAAGGAGCAAAAGGATCAGTTGGCACAGGAGCAGGTGGCTGGTTGATTAATGTTTTTCCCAACACTTCTTGAAAAGGATTGCTTTGTGCTGTTTCTGAGGACCCGCCACAGGCTGTCAGCAAAAATGCTAAAACTAAAATTAAGTATTTCATTTGTATACCTTTAACAAAATTACATCAGTACTTATGCGTCCGTTAAGTTTGATCTCTGTGCTTTTAATTCCTTTAAACCATTTCTTAGCGGCAGGCTTGCCGTTTGCACTAAACTCTTTAATCTGGTCTTTTGGCTTGCGTAGCGTCTTTTGCACACTTGCCGCGGCATCAAAGCCTAGGATAGAACTGTTCTTAACTGTTAGTGCGCCAGCATATTGGTCTACAATGTAGATACCTAATTTGCGTGTCTTAGTATTGTAAACCCAAAGTTCTTGTGCTGTAAGAATGGTAGTTGGGTCCGCACTTTTAAGACTTAACTCTTTAAATTCTTTTGCGTATTTCAATTTAGCCACTACCTTTTCTGGCAGTACTGCTTTTTTCTTGCGTGGAGCCTTAGCGGCTTTCTTAACTACATTGTAACTGTTGGCATCTGACAATGCCTGTGTCCACCATTTAACAATGGCAGTAATCTGACGCTTGCCCAAATGCTTGTATGCTTCTAATACTTGACTGTCTTTGCTAGAATTAACTTCTTCAAACTCTGAAATCTTTTTGCTGATGAACTCTGTTACAGTTTTAACCTGTACTGCCGGCACATTCATTTGTGTCATCAACTCTACCAGCTTGGGCTCACCTTTGAACTCTGTCATATAGTCATCAAAGCGACCTTCGAGTTCTCCTAAGAACTCTGCTGTTTTTTCTGCCATACGTTCTTGAATGTTGAACTTTGGCTTGTCATCTACAACAACTTCTACAACTTGATCAGAAGTGTCTACTCCTTTGTCTGCTTGTTTTAGTTGTTTAACAAGAGTGCGTAGTGTGCCAAAACGTAGTGCTAGTCCAACACGGCCTGCTCTTAGTGCAAAGCCTACTGTAGGACCTGGCCAGATGTCGCCACGCTTAACTGCATCTGCTATTTTTTGACGACGTGGATTACGTGCTAGAAATTGATTAAGCCATTCTGCACTTTTCTTTTTGTCTTGCGTATGGGCATACCAATTAAGTGAGCGCATGACCTGTGTGCGATACTCGCTGTCTGTCCATGCTTGTTGTTCTTCTACACTAGGGTAAGTGGGTTCATCTCCAACATACTTAACGTCTACTTCTCTGTAGACAACTGTTTTGGCAGGAGGCTCAAAGCGCCATGCCAATTTATCTGTGCTTACTTGCGGTTTTCTTGTAGCCATACTTACTCCTAGTAAAAATGTAATTATACACTAACTTCTATTTTGTGTCAATTGCGCGGCGTAAAAGGATTTCTTGTTTTGAGAACGCATCCAATTCCCATGGCATATCCAAATACTTAGTTTTTTTGGTATAGCGTTTACCCTTCCAATACCTAACCTCATTGGGAGCAAACTTCATAATGCCTTTGGCAAGTTGGCGGACATGTACCATCTCATGTGCCAATGTCGCGGCCATTTCCATTAACGTAATTGGTGTAAGACGTTTTGGTGCTTTAATTAATACAAGATAGCAGTCTGCTAATTCTATATTGTGTGTAGCACCTTGGAAATCATCTTCCAAATCTTTAGTAACTTTTACTAGGACTGCTCGTTTGCTGTTAACCAATCCCAACTGTTCTATAAAGGAAGGCATTAAGCTGTCCAAAAACTTTTCTATTTTGGGACTATCTGCGTCCACATCATACTCCATCATACATGACTCCAATTTGTGTGTATAACGTATTATACTATAGGCTTCAATTTGTGTCAATTAAAAACCCGCCGAAGCGGGTTTGTGCTAATCAATTACTATTAATTAGAAACGGTGTGTTACACCAACGCCAATTTTAGACACGTCTTGTGCTGTACCTGTAGCGTCAACATTATTGTAAGCAAAACCAACTGCTGTTCTCTTGCTTAGGTTATAGTCTAAACCCAAAGCATAAACTTTAACATCTGTGTTTGTTTTACCAAAACTTGCTTTAGCAGTATAAGGACCATATGTTTGAGCTACACCGCCCAAATCGCCTTTACTATTACGAACACCTTTGTCATCGCTGTGTGTATAAGTTAATGTTGTATTACCAACTTTAGCACTTAGACCAAGTACTGTGCTTTTTTCAGCGCCAAGCGTATAAGTTGCAACTGTGCCATTTACACCCATTGCACTACCACTTGCACTATAAGCACTTGCATTTGTGCCTGTAACATTATGAGCATTGTCAGCAGTAACAGTTACGCCCTTCATAGGAGTAACACTGACAAATGTACCATTGCTCATACGTAGTCCACGTAGGTTGTGAACGTTGCCTGCGACAGAACCATACATAGTTCCAAAAACATCGTTGTTAGTGATAGCCAAGAATTGACTGTGAACATTACGTCCCAAATCCACACTTCCGAATTTGCTGGCAATACCCACTGTGCCTTGACGGTCGCCTAGTTGTGTACCTGATCCGGCGATGGTATTTCCGCTGAAACTAGTGTCAATAACTGCACGAGCTGTTAAACCATTGGCTAATTTTTCACCTGCTGTAACTGTGAAGTTGCTAGTCGGTTCTATTACCAAACTTGTTGCACGAGCAGATCCTGTTTTTGTGTTATCTACCCATTCGCCGATTTTACCACCGGCAGAAACTTGGGCTGATACTACACCAGTTGCTAATGCTAGCATCGTTGCTAAAATTGTTTTTTTCATATTAAATTTTTCCTTTTAAAAGAACGTAGAAATAATTCTCTCTACATTATATAGCCTATTATTTCTTAGAAACAATAGCCCATAACATACCGGCGGCAATCAATCCCACCAAACCATTGGATCCTAAACCTGCTACCAATTTGGTAACATTGCCAACTACATCAACTGGCATGAACGGAACTGCTGGTCCAAAAAGAACTTGAAGAATAATAGCCAAAGCCATTATTGCTATAGAAAGTTCTGTGACCTTTTTTAGGCCGGATAATAAAGTTTCGAAATATTGCATAATGATCTCCTTTCAAGAGTCTAGCGTGATTATTTAACACTTGGTTGTTCCTAGGATATACTACAACTTAACTGGTTAACTTAGCAGTTATAGGGTGATTAACTACTATGAGAATGAAAATATCTTAGACAATCAAAGAAAAAGTTATAGGTAAATAGTATTACTATGCCAAGACTAAGCCTGTGGAAACCTGAAAAAACAAACGACTATCGTTTCATGGATAGACTTATCCGCGAACAATTTATGGTGGGCGGCACCGGTGTGTTAGTACACAAATATTTACAACCTGCTGATCAAGGTGCCAGTAATGATCCAACCAAGCCTAACTATAGAGCTGATGACATTCTCAACGAAACCAAAATACAAGACTTGTTGTTTTTAGAAACTCGTGATAGAATTTATGATCCTGATATCTACGAACTTCGCGGAGTTTACAACGTAGGTGATCAAGACTTTGACTTAACTCAATTTGGTTTGTTCTTAAGTGCTGATACTATCTATATTTCATTCCATACCAATGACATGGTTGACCGTATGGGCCGTAAACTCATGGCTGGAGATGTCATTGAATTACCTCACGTCAGAGACGACTTGTTATTGGATCAAAGCAAACCTGCTATCAACAAGTTTTACGTTATACAAGATGCTAGTCGTGCCGCAGAAGGTTTTAGTCAAACTTGGTATCCTCATATTTGGCGCATCAAAGCCAGCCCAATGACCGACGCACAGGAATACAAAGATATATTATCACAGACTTCGGACAATGGCGTAGACACATTGAAAGATGCGTTAAGCACTTATCAGAAAGAATTACAGATCAGCAATGCCATTATTGCTCGTGGTGAACAGCTGGCTCCTACAATTTTAGACGATGGTAGTAACATAATACAAAATACTGTCAAGCCATATCAAGCAGATGCTAATCCAGTTTATGATCATGGCGAAGCCGTAGAGTCTGGATTAAGTTTTCCATTGACTCCAAAGCAGGGAGATTTCTTTTTGCGTACAGATTATACTCCAGCAGTATTATTTGCATATCGTGGAACAAGATGGCAGCGTATGCAAACAGCCAACGGTCCAGTTGACTTAAAAGACAAAGTAATGAATGCTGCCAGCTTTATTAACAATACTGCTACCACTGTAGTAGATAATAAAGAGTTTCCAGAGCGTCAAGCACTAAGTCAAGTAGTATTACCTAAATCAGATTTTTAATTATGCAACAATATTTTTACGATGAGCAAATAAGAAGATACTTAACCCAATTTATGCGTATATTAGGAGGGTTTAGTGTAAAAACCGGCAAGGATAGAGACGGCAACGAAAGTTATATTCAAGTCCCTGTACGCTATGGTGATATTAATCGTATGGCGGCTCACGTTCTCAAGAACCAAAGTGAAAACATGATGAATACTGTTCCGTTTATCAGCGTGTATGTCACTGACTTACAGATCAGTGCAGAGCGTAGAAACAATCCCACTCATGTCAGCAAGGTTCAAGTCTACGAAAAGAAAGTTGATCCTGAAACTGGACAATACATAGAAGGCGAGGTAGGCAATACTTATACTGTAGAACGTTACATGCCAGTACCGTATGATCTAACTGTTCAAGTAGATATATGGACCAGTAACACTGATCAAAAGCTACAACTGTTAGAACAAATGCTGGTACTGTTT